ATAATCTGATTCTGAAGAGAATAAGTTTGGCAACAAAAACCCCTCAACACCAAAAAATAATAAAAAATAAAACACACATTTAAAATATATATTCATAATCAACCTTTACTTTTACACGAAAAAACATAATTACCATCTGGAACATCATCTACATATGGCACTTGCTGAATATCATATCTATCTTTCGTTTTGAATATATAGTCACCTTCAGGCAATGTATCTTCCCAGATCTTTTCAGCATTATACCCAAACTCTTTATTGAGTTCATCATAAAGATATTTTGCTTCATCATAAGTAACAGTACACTTAAAACCTTTTAATTCAATATTAAACTCTTTAATAATTTCAATTTTCATAATAACTCTATATCAACCATGACAACTCAGACACTCTTTTGAAACATTAACCCCAGTTTCAGATCTAATATAATACAACGATTTAATATAAGGATCTTTAAAGGCAGCTTTATGGACTTCTGAAATATATTCTTCATCTTCATCAGCAGAGAAGAAAAGATTTATAGATTGAGCTTGGTCAATATATTTTTGTCTTGTAGAAGCCAATCTAATTATACTATGCTGATTAATTTCAAAAGCAGTTTTAAATACTATTTTTTCTTCATCTGTTAACCAATCTACATGCTGAACAGAACCATTATTAGAAATAATATCTTTAACAGTTTCTTCTGAATATACATTTATTTTTTTCATCAACGTTAATAATGAAGGATTAACCCTATCCATTTTTCCTGCTGCTGTATTTTGAACATAAGCATTTTTATAGATAGGTTCAATACCTTGACTCACAGAACCACAGATTAACGCAGAAGAAAGATTTGGTGCCACTGCAATTCTATGGGTATTTCTTACTCCATACCCTTTACACCATTCAGGTTCACCAAATTCTTTAGCCATCCATTCAGAAGCACGTTTTGATTCTGCATCAAGATGTTTAAATATTTCTACATTTTTAAAATTAGCTTCTAAAGATTCAAAAGCAATTAAATGATCTTGAAGATAAGTATGAAAACCAAGAAGACCTAATCCCAATGCTCTTGATTTTTCAGCAAATCTAACAACCCTTTCCATTCCCTTAGTGTTTTTACCAATTTCAATTAGATCTTGATTGACGCAATCCAAGAATACTGTAGCATTAAACACAGCATCTGTATCTTTCCATTCATCATAAAGAGACGCATTCATAGATGAAAGAACACAAGAAAATGTATGATCCTCATCAGAAAATAATGTGATTTCCGTGCAATTATGTACTAATATACCATTAGCAAAAAAATTGTGGTTATCTTCTACAGATATATCATATACCGCTTCTTCATTTTCTAAATACTCAATTTTTAAACTCATTTTCAATTTCCTCTTTTATTTTATTTGTATGGTGTTTAGCATATGAACCCAACTGTTTATCAATTGCACCAAACTTATCTATAAGTAATTTTTGAATCTTTTTAGTAGTAATATTTTCTCTATAAGTTCCGCCAAATGAACTAGGAATATTTTCGTCATATTTCAGTACACAAAACTATTTTAATAATAATACATCATTTTCCATTAAATCTTTTGCACAAACATATCCACGGTTCTCGGTAAAAATCTTATGATCTGGCGTACATTTTATAGATTTTCCAGTTATTTCGTCTGTAATATTCATTATCTTAGTCGATATTGATGTTTGTGCAGATTTTATAATTTTTTTCCATTCGCTCATGTTAGTTTCTGTGTTATATGACCAAACCTTCCAATTTTCTACATCATCATTTTTACCTAAATAATTATTTAACCCTTCCATTGATACTTGTAGTTCGCCACTAATATCACCTTTAATATTAATTCTAGTATCACCAGTTAAACACAAATTTGATGCTTTTACAGATAAACCTTTATCTTTATACATTTGTGGATTTTGTTCATTAATAGCATCAATTTTAATGAAATAACCCTTTCCAGTAATCATTTTCAACTTTAACGCTTTTTGATATCTAGAAATTGCATCATTATCACCAGCATCTAATCTATCAATAAAGTTTTTTGTGATAATCCATCCAATATTTGCATCGTCAGGATTCTTACCGATATAATTTACCAATTCATAAAAATCATCATGATCAATTTCAAGATACCCAGCCCAAGCACCTCGTCTTTGTGAACCTTGAGAAATATCTCTAGACATTTGTATAAAATCTTTGAATACTGGAAGGACACCAGAAGCACTACCTTTCATTCCAAAAATTTTAGAACCTCTTGGTCTAATTGCACCAAGATAGCCTGATGTACCAAAACCATTTTTTGATAGAACTGCAGCTTCTTTTTGTGCATCATAGAAATCATAAACTGAATCATTGATATATCCGCCTGAACAACTTACAGAACAACCAAATCCTGTTCCCATATTAGACAATACAGGAGTTGAAGCTGCCAAATATCCTTTCCAGAATAGATCAAAGAATTTTTGTTCCCATTCATCAGGATTTGTAGTATATTGCGCAGCATGTTTAGCTACACGTGTATATACTGATTTTAAATCAGGATATTTTTCAGAAAGATAATTTTCTTTAAGCATTTGCCATGCAATAGTCGAACACCACATTGGTAATTTACCTTCACCTTGCAATTTTTTTCTTTCTTCACCTAATTCGTCGTATATTGATAATTCTTTCATTTCAGTTACCATTTAAATTTATTTTCAATCCAATTTCTATTATAATCAGAACCTTGCGACGAAAAAAAGTCGTGCAACGTAGAAGATTCTAGATCTTTATAGAACCAAGATTTAATCGGATTATACGTTGGTTTAAAAATTCCTTTATATCCAAGATTTTCTAAACAAATATCTAATCTAGATTCAACAAACCGTTTCAATTGATTTTCAGTAATACCTTTAATTTGACCTTTCTCAAATATTTTATCAATAATTATTGATTCGTGTTCTAATATCACTTTAGCAGTTTCTTCAAGTTCTCGAATTAATTCTTCAACAAATATATCTGTTACTTGACCATCTTCTTTAGCTTCTTTTAATAATGTTCTAAATAACCAACCGCCAGCTTGTGAATGTAAAGTTTCATCAATCGCAGAGAAATTGATTCCAGCATTAATAGCTACTAATTTATTTTTACCTGCAGAATTGAAATGTTTCAAGAAAGCAAAACTTGAATAAAGAATTGCACCTTCAATCATAGAGAAAATACCAACTGATTTTAATACGTCATAAACAGTATTTCTTTTCTCAGTTCGTTTACCTATCCAAGCCATTCTATTTGCAAGAACTTCATCATTTAAATAATCAGTATAGAACTCATCATTATCTAAACCAAGAACTTCATTAATTTTATTATAGAATGGTGCATGAACACCCAATTCCATAAAAGAAAATGTTGCAGCCATTCTTTGAATATCTGGTCTCGGAAAAACTTTAGAAATATAATTTTGCCAATAATCATTTCCAACATTTAATTCATAAAGAGTGAATAATTTTAATGTTGAAATAACACCATGATATTCTGCTTCAGTAAAATTTGTTTTTAACTCATGAAGATCTTTTTCTACTTCAATTTCAGTAGGAAGCCAAAATACCTCAGCTTGTTTTTCTGCAAATTCTATAGCAGTAGGATAATCCGTTGTATAAATTGTTTTAGGAGTTAGTATTCTTATTCCCATAACCATCCTTTTATATTTTATTTTTAAATATCACCATCTTGACGAATTTCAGATTTAATAATCTCAAACCCTTGAGGATAACGAGCTGATAACTTTTCAACATTCATAACAAGAATATCTTCTAGTGTAGTATTTAGTGCTGTACATGCAACAGCAAGATACCAACAAATATCACCCAATTCTCTTTTCATATGATAGATATTATCTTCGTCCAATGGTTTCCCTTGGAATAATATTTTCTTAACAACTTCAGTAAATTCCCCTGATTCAGCAGATAATCCAGCAGATGCTGTTAATAATTCTGGAAGTTTTATTTGTAGTGGGATAGAATCAACATATAAAGAGTCTAATCTTGTCAAAAATGATGAAACATCACTTGATGCAGGAGAAATTGTCTTCTTTACGAAATCTTGATAATCTTTTGTATCTATTTTACTCATAATATGTTCCTATCGTTTGTTAAAAACTGTATCTTCAAGAATAGTTCTATATTGATTCCATCCTTTAAAATTCTTATAAAATGTATCATTTCCTTCTGCTTTTGCTGGATGTTCGGCAGGAGAAGCATGTAATGGTTTAGAACCAACCAATCTATCGTGTAATTGAATATCTTTAGTAACAGAAGGCAAACTTCCATCATGATTATTATATGAAACTCTAGCACACCTTGCTGTAGAAGCTTTTAACAGATCAGTAACATCAAATAATTCTCTTTCTTCATATGAAATATAAGGGAGATGCCAATCACCATCTTCTAAAGACTTTGGATTACTATTATCAATAGCTTCTTTAATTTGTTTAGCTAATTCTTGTATTTCTGGTTGAGCATCGGGATGAATCCTTAATTCAAAAAAATTATCAAATTCAGTAGATGTTAAAATGACATTAATAAAAGAAAATGGTTCTAATATTCTATTTCCAATTTGTTTGTGTAATCCTATATTGTACATAAAATATGCAAGAATACAAGCAAATTTAGAAGCAAGATTCCAAAAGGTTTTTGCTAAGTATAATTTAATACCAGTTAATTCAGTTTTAGCTTGCATACCAGAAATATTTTGACCCCAATGCAATGGCGTTGCTGGATTATTCCAAACTTCTGATATAATTTTTTTGATTGGTATTGCTCTTGAACTGGATGCAGATCTAGAAAAAACACGATGTGTCATAAATTCCGCATGTATATATCTATGATATTTTAATTGTAATGTACAGATTCTATTAGTTTTTGAAATTGAATCTTCAATCATCTTAACTTGAATTTGAGATTTCATCATATATATTTCTCTTTGTATAATTGTTCTAATACCGTTGAATCTTTTGATGGCATATAGGCATCATTCAAATATTTGAACCAAATCCCATCGACCCTTACATATTCCACACCATTAACTTTAAATTTTAAAGTCGTTTTAAATTTTTCACTTTTCAAACTTTTCTCCATCTTATAAATTCTAATTTCGCCCTTAAATCTTTATATGTATATTGATTTATTATACCTGATATTTCCTCTTTCGTCAACCCAGAAAGTACCATTTCATTAATATCCTTTTCTTTAATAGATTCAGGAAATAAACAAACAGAAAATCCAGATTTTATAAACCTCTCAACATTTTCTACTATATTTCGGTTTCTGGGCTCGTTGTCAGGAACTAATACCAAAGTACCTTTATCAAAAATATTACCTGCAGCAGCTAAATTGGAGTCGGCAACGGCGACTGCATTTGGTATGAACAAACTATCAAACGGTCCTTCAACTACAATAATTTGTTTTTTTGTATTAACCCTATCTAAACCAAATATTTTTTCAACATCTCTATCAATTTTAACTGTGATATATCTCATCGAATAATCATCTAAAGCTCTTCCTTGAAATGCAATCAATTTCCCATCAACAGAGAAAAATGGAATCACAATTCTTGGGCTTGTTCTATCTAATTTTTTATCAGAAACACTTTCTGTAAAAGATTTAAAATCTTCCGCAAAATATAAAAGATCTAGAGAATAATCTGGAAGCTTTCTTTTTAGTATATATTGTTTTGCAATATGATCATCAGATAATGACGAAATTGTTGGTAAATCCAGTTTTGGTTTTACAGCTTCTTTTGTTTTAAATATTGGAATTTTAGGAATTTTAGGGATTTTAATTTTCTTTTCAGAACTCAAATCTTTAAAATTTTCCATAACATATTCTTTCTCAAGATATGGATCTAGGAATTTAATTAAATTTCTTAAAGTTGTTCCAGTTTCGCAATTATGACAACGAAAAAAATAATGATTATCTTTTTCATAAACAAATCCCCTTGCTTTTGATTTGTTTTTCTCTGAATCCCCACAATATGGACAACGCATATTAAAAAGATTTGTATTCTTTTGTTTAAATTGTTCTAATTTTGGAGATAACAAAAGAATATATTTTCGATCAATGTAAATACTCATACAATATCCATAAAAAAGCCTGAAATTATATCCAGGCTTTATTATACTATAAAATACACAATTTGTAAAGTTATTTTAATGTAACACATTTTTTATAAAATCAAGATTAGAAGCTAACCAAGTAACAAGAGCAATCATTCCTAAAGCCATCATCTTTATATTTGATAGATTACCAGTAATTTTTTCTTGTTTATCTAATCTTACTGACAAATCGTGATTAATTGTTTTAATTTCTTCTGTTAATAATCTTTCTATAGAATTTATTCTTTCAGAAATTTCTTTTTCAGTTTGTTCAAAAGATGTATATAAATTAACCAATTCTTCTTTAGTAAAAGAAAGGGTTGATTCAACTTTAGTAGTTTTGTCTATTAATATGTCATGTTGTGAATCAATTTTATTAATCACAACATCCATTTTTTCAAATAATTTATTAATGAACGAAACTTCTTTTTTTAACATAGCCACTTCAACTTTTAAATCCATAATAATAGAATTTTCAAGTTGGTTTTCTGCCATAACTTAATCCTTATAATTATTTTTTTCGGTATTTACAGTTTCTATTAATTTATCTAATTTTTTAGAATACGACTCAAAAGAATCTAATATTTTCTGACATTTATTAAAATCTATTCTTTCTTCTTTCTTAGTAGACAATACTTCATTATAATATAACGTAGTATTTATTTGTTCATAAGTTACCATAAAAAATACCTAAAAAGAGAAAATAATTTAGTTTAATTTCTGTAATTTATATACTGTACTATTACATAATTGTTCTGTTTCATCTATTATATTTTGTAGAGAACTATCATCAGTAATTAAACTACGATTCTTATCCATCCAATCTCTAAATTCAATTATTGCATCAACTGCTTGTTGCATCTCAGCAGCGATTGGAGGAAGATTTATAAATTTACCATATTTTCCAATATACGCTTCACAAAAAGTATCAATAGATTCAACAATTTCTTCATAAAATGTAGCTAAAGCTATATGTTCAGAAAACGAATCTGTACTTAAATGTGCAAAATGAGTAACAGTCGCTAAAGCTCTTGCTCTAGCAAAAAATTCACTAGCAACAGTATTTGAAATTCCTTCTTTTGAAGATGGATCGTTAGCTTCTTCTGGGGGATTGGCTGGACTTCTTGCTTCAAACAATACTCTCTCTAACGTATCATCAACAGATTCAACAATTTCTGTTTCTTTATAATGACGCTCAAAACCATTATTATCAACGATTGATTTAATTTTATTTAGATATTTGTCCATTTTAGTTTTTTCTCGCAAGAATTTGTGTTAAGACAGGACTTTTTGGAAAATCCGATTTTCTTTTTTTATATTTTGGAAAAACTCCAGGTTCCCCTTGATTTGGCCCAACAGAAGGATTATTTACCCCAACTCCAGCTATTGCTCCGCCACCGACAGTATTTCCACCACCACCGCCAATACCGCCTGCAGCACCACCATCTTCATTTAAATTTGTAGGTTTGTATTTTTTAACAGAACCATCATGTTGAACATGATAGGTATGAAATTCTGTTTCAGGGTGTTTTTGTTTTAATTTATGAACGGCATCTAAATTTTCTTTTCCGTCATCATATACATGAACTTTTTTATATGGTTGTTTTTCTAATATTTTTGATATTACATTTGCCTTTTTAACAGCAACTGTATCCGATCCAGTATCATTACCAGCTCTATATACATGTATATCGTTAATCGGAAGACCAAATTTCTTAAAAGTATTAAGATATGTATGTTTATTATCCATATCTGATCTAGCAGTATTGATAATAATTCTATGATTTGGATTACTTGAGATATTCTTATGGATTGCTTTTACTTTAGAAATCATTTTTTGAATTGGAGCAGATTTGCTAAACGTATCAGAATTTCTAAATTCACTAAAATCATAGTGTTGATCAGGTTCTAGTTTGTGGGTATTAAATTCGGAATTATGTAGCGATTTAACTCTTTCTCCATTTTGAACAACATGGATTTGTGCTTTTGGGTGTACTAATGTATCATCAACATCTAGAACGTGTAAACTTCCGGCATTCGGATTTTCATGTTCTACTTTTTCTAATACAAATTGTTTAAAACCTTTCATAAAACCCTTAATAAATTTGCAACATTCATATCTACTTGAATATCTGAAGAAACAACTATATTATTATTTATTATAATTGTTTCTGGTATCCTATTTAAATATACCAGAAACGTTTTTAAACTAGAGTAACAATCTGAATCTATTTTAAAAAATAACATTCTATTAACAGCAACAGTCGGTTCAAAGACATTATACAATAATATAAGATGATTAAGAATTAACCTTTCTGAAACTTTTCCAGTTTTTTTGTATTTCTTCAAAAGCCTTTTTATATACACTATTCTTTGTAAATCTGATTCAAACTCAGCCATTGAATAGTGTATAGACCAATAGTGTTTTGCAGCAAATAATACAAAATTTTCTGGAGTCAATTCATCAAACATAATATATTATTTTATTTTAGCTGAGCACTTATACAATCCGTCTTCTAATTTATACGAAAATATTAAAATCCATGGGTTATCATTTTCAACTTTTCCATCAAATTCGTCCCATTTTGTATTATTATGCCCAACAATTATTTTTAATGTATCCGAATCTTTATCATTTGAATCAACTTGTGGAATATCAAGACTATACATAGATAAAAGTTTTGCTAATCTTTGCACTGCAGATTCAACTGTCACAAAACTTTGACGAAAAATCAAACTTATATGGCGGTTTAATTCATTACGAATTTCAGGAATAGCGATATCTTGAGTTCCAGTAGTATCAATATATGCTACAGGAGATTGATGCTCCTGTAGATACGATTTAAATTCTTTAAACGACTTCATAAATTATACGCCATGGAACCAAGGTTCAGCGCCATTAGCATTTGTTGAAGTAGGAGATGACAAAGCAACTAAAACTTCAGATTTAACTCTATTAGCTCTTCCACCTGCTTTACCAGTAAATACTAAAGTTGCATTATTTGCATTACCTGAAGTAGAAGAAACTACAGTTGGGTCTTGAATAAAACCAGAACCGACACTATTAATTTGAATGGTAATTGTGTTTGCACCAGTAACAATAATTTGAGCATTAGCTGCGACATAAGGAGTATTAACAAAAGAAGCTGTATTTGCGCCAACAATAGTTAAATAATCATTAGAATATACAAGTCCTGGAGTAACATTAGCAACAGTAATAGAAGCCAAAGAACCTGTTCCATGTTGGTAATGAACCCAACCAGTATGTGATGTTCCTTTTGAAGAAACTCCAAATTGAACATTAGCATTTGCTAAACGAGAAGCATCAACTAAAACCGTATTGTTGCTATAATTATTTGTTATTGGTTGTGGCATCCCAATATGGGTAATATAAGATGGTTCGTTATTTGCTTGAGCGTCTGTATTTTTCCAACCTGACATAGTTTTATTCCTTTTTTAATATGATAAAAATTATAATAGTATTTATTAAAAATTTTAATTTGGGGTTATGAAATTATCATCAGTTTGAGCAATATCTTTATCTGAATTAGAAGTATTTGCTGTTGATTCAGGATATCCAAAAAAATCAATTTGAACTTTTCCCTTTGCTTCTTTTTTAGCTTCTTTTATTTTTTCGATAATTTGAGTATATTTCTTTTCATATTCAAAACTAGAATTAATTCTTGCCCATGCTTGAAATGCTGGAGAAGCTTTAATTTTTGTTCTTAATTGTTTGCCAACTACGCCACGTAGTTTATATGGATCTAAACCTAAATGTCTATAATAGTTTACAATTAAATCATAATTAGAAACTTCATCTAAAGTTTCTTCAGTTTCTAATTCGCCTTCTATTTCTTCACAGCACTTTTTTGCTTGAGCAGTTGCAATTGCCATTTTTTTTGACATTCCTTCTGGAGTCGAACCCATCCCAGGATGTTCTTTTTCCATTGCTTGAGCAATTTCTTCTTTCTTTTTTGATTCTGCTTTTGTTAATTTTCTCTCACTTAACATTTTTTGTATATCTTGAAGTTTCATTAAAATTCCTTACTTAAATGATTTAAAATATTTTATCCAATTTGTTTTGGTATTGCAGTTTTAAAATGAATTTTTTTAATTTTATTCAAAACTTTTTTTATATCTTGTTTTTGTTGATCAGAACCCAAATTAGTTACTGGAGCAGAAGATTGTTGTCCAGGAGCTCCCATCATTGCATCACCAAATCCTGGAGAAGCAATAGGCCAATCTTCCGCTTCACCCAACGCAATGTTTGGTTGTTGATCTCCACTACCATCAAAAAAATAACTTGGTGTTTTTGGGTATTTTTTTATTGTTTTTTTCTTTTCTTTAGAATCAAAACTATCAATAATAGGTAAAACTATTGCAGCAGGTCCAGGAACTTGTCTTGATATTGTTGGTTTTGATGTTTTTTGTAATTTATCTCTCAAATTTACATTTAATACACGCTCAACAGTTAGATCAGATTTAAATGATAATTCGCTCAAAATATCTGAAATAAATTCTCTTGATTCAGTTAAATCTAAATTTTCTGAATTGTCAACAACAAACAAAGAATCAAATAATTCTAAAATAGAAGATTTATTATTATTTCCAATACTTATTCTTTCAAGAGACTCTTTAAGATTATTTCTATTATGTAATCTATCATAAGAAACAGAAAGATTGGCTTCAACAAAAATTAAATGTGGAGTATATCCAACAGATTCTAATACAGATTTTGTAAGAATAAATCCCAAGTCAAAAGAATTTGCGGTTACTAAAATAGATTTTCTTTCTAAAAGAGAATTTCTTTTTTCGTATTTTGCTCTTTTAAATGCAGAGTCATCAGATAACATCTCATCTATTTGTGTTGATGTAAATTCAACAATATTGAAATTTGAAATTGTATCTCTGATAATAACATCTTTACCAGAACCTGGACTACCAATAACAAAGATTGCTTGATATTTTTGCATAGTTATTTTCTTTTTAGAGGAATTGTTCCATTTTTAATACCAGTTTGGAATCTTGACATATGTTCTTCAGCTTCTTTTCTAGTAAAATTTGGACCTAAATGTTTATGGAATTCTTCTATGTTACCTGCTGCTGCAGCTTCTCTCATTTTTGTTCCACTCATACCATGACTTCTTTTTGTATCTTCTGGATGATGAATGTGTATTTCATCAAAAGCTAAACCATGCATTTCCTTAAGTTTTCCTGCTTCTAAAGAAGACTTTAATCCATCGGCAAGGGATTTTCTATCATGACCCACCAATAAATGCAATACTTTTTTTCCTGTTTTTGGTAAAGAATCATATGCTGCTCTTATTGTTTGCCCAGCACCGGAAACATTATGTGCCGTTACTCCTTTTCCCCATTGTCTTTCAAGAACATCCTTTCTTTCTTCTGGAGAATAAGCATCAGATTTTCCTGAAATTCCGATATGTTTACTTCCAGGTAATCTATTTAGGGTATTTCCTAAATCCAATTTATGCCCTTCATGAGAAATTGGAACAAACCCAGTTATTGGCACTACTGATGCATGATGTACTTCTTCAACAGATTCTTGAATAGTATTATCATGAACATTAAGATGTTTTCTCATATGAGATAATGCAGAAGAAAAATTTATTCCTCTAGAAGATTTTGCAGAATCTTTAAATTTGTCATAAATTTCTTGATGTTTTTCTTCTGGAATATGATTTTTAATACTTTTAACTAATCCATGAAACGACTCTAAATTTTTAACTGGAGCTTTTTCTCCAAATAATGTAGAAGATATTTTATTTTTATTGTTTTCCCATTTTGGGTCAGTTCCTTCTCTAGAACCTAAACCATAAAGAATTGAAAATTTGTGTTTATCAGTTCCAATCGCATTCAATAGCATCTTATGATGTGCGCCTTTAATTCCTTCTTTTACATCTTTCCAATTAGAACTATGTGCGAATTTATCAAAATCTGATGGTTTATCATTTTCATAATTTGAACCTTCAAAATCTATTTGATGTATTTGTCCATTTTCGTGTTTTATTAAAGCATGATGTCCACCAGCTCCATGTTTAACACCAACAACAGTATATTTTCCTATTTGTTTTCCTGGAACTAAATGATGTTCTAATGTAGCAAGATGTTGTTTTGGAACTTTTACATCAATATCACCAACAACAGGTTTATGTTTTGCGAATTCTTTATCACTGATCGTTTTATCAAATAAATGATGAGTGGAACCAGAAAATGCTGACCCATCATCAAGTGCCGAAGAATTATTTCCAAATAAATGAGAACCATGAACCATTTTATGAGAATTACTCAATCCATGTAAAAAACCACCAATATCAGAAGTAACAGATTTTCTATTTTCAGGTGTAATATGAATTGGATTAGCCTCTGATTCTCCAATCTTAATGTTCCCGCCTTCTGTTAAAACTTGTAAAAATTGTTTAAAATTTAGCATTTAATTATCTCTTTAATAAGTTTTTAGATTCATCGGAACTTTTATATTTTCTAAATGCATCACTTGTCACTTTAAATCTTGGAGCATCAGGATTTTCTTTTGGAGGGTGTATTACAGCACCTTCAGTACCTGTACCCCATTTCGGTTTAATATTTTGAGATTTGATGTGAGAATCAACTTTATCAGAAACTTTTTGTTTTATTGCATTAAATTTAGCAGTCTCAACTTCTTTATCTTCTGAATTTTTTTTAGTTTTTCTTGATTTTAATAATTCATGATTTAAATCATCAAAATCTTTCTTTTCTGGAGAAACATCAACATGACCAGACTTATGCTCTATAATATCATCATCAAAATTTATATTTTTATCAGATAAATTCTTTTTAAAATGTTCTAAATCATGACCTTGATTTTCTGGCAATTTACTATGAATCACAAATTTACCAACCGTTCCCATATGACTAGGGTCATAGGAAGTGCCAACAAATTTTACTTCTCCAGGAACTTCGCTAGGTCTACCCCAAGGTTTATAAAAAGATTCTCCCCTAACTTTTACTTCATTACCAGTTTTTTTATATGTTGATTTTAGGTGTTCTTGGAGGGCTTTATTATTTTGGAGGTGCTTATGGATATCACCAAATGCGTTTGACGAAGTTGGATCAAATGGTTTTCCTGTTTCTTCTGCTCTACGTTTTGCTCTTTCAGCATAATGTTCCGGAGCTCGCATTTTTTCATTTCCAGAACCAGAAGATTGAGTATAAAAACCATGTTCATCATGCCCAAAAACCATTGTTTGACCATCAGTTTTTTCTGTTACATGATTAATATGAACTTTTCCACCTTTTGTAAGATTACCGAATTGTTCATGTGTCATTGTAGAAATGTGTGGTAAACCTTGTCTAACAGATTCTACGATAAATTGTCTAAAAGATTTCATAAGTACCCAAAATTTAAAAGTTATTTAAGTATTTATAAATCAATTAAATTCTAATAATATCTTCTTCAATACACTTATCACCATGTTGAACTTCAAATATTATCACATTTTCTGATGTTAAATTTTGTATATATGTTGTTGCCAAAGAATTGTATTATTTAAACCTTCATCAAGAGCAATGAATGAAGTTTTGTTAAATTCGGATATATACTTATCAATATTAATATTAACAACTTTAGGGCTGCCAGTTAACGTTTTTGATGTTTCTGGCAAAAGTATTGGTTTATTCGTTTTAGTAGAGATAATATTTGCCATTTCAAATATACTAAATGTAGTATTTCCACCAACATTATAAGTCACTTCTTTTCCATGCAAAATAATATTCCACATCATTTCTATTACATCAGAAATATAACAATAAGTTCTAATAGCTTCGCCCCTATCTCTCAATTCTATAGAATCATTTAATATAGATTTTTGAATCAAAGAACTAACAACCCTAGTATCAAACGGTTTTGTTCCTGGACCATATGTTAAACTCAATCTAGCAATTTTTACATCTTTACCCATATTTTTTTGAATATGACAAATAGCTTCACCACAACGCTTTGATTCAATATAACACGCTCTAGGGTTAGTTGTATTTGATACCCCGATCTCATCTTCTGACACAGAAAACTTATCTAAACCATTATAAACTTCACTAGAACTTAAAAATAAAAATGTTCCATTTGGATTTAATTTTTCAAATAAATTAATTGTAGCTGTGGTGTTTATTTGGATGGTTTTTATCTGATCTTCTAAGAATTTATCTGGCTGACCATAACCTGATGAATGAATAATAAAATCAAACATAGGTAATGAATCGAATGCTTTTAGATCGCTAATATCTTCCTTAATTATATGACAATCAAAATCAAAAAAGGATTTAAAATTTGAATCAATATCACTTTTTATCCAAAAATAAGCATCAATATTATATTCTTTCTGTATTGTTTTTAAACAAGAAACAAAATAAATTCCTAATAACCCAGAAGATCCTGTGATTAAGATAGATTTATTCCTTAGTTTTTCAAAATCTATAGATTTTATTATATTATTTACATCAGATTCTATTATCATATTAATCTCAATTAAAGCACGTTCATTCTTATCCATTCATCAGGATAATAACTTATTACATCTGCACTACCATAACTTGATGGACAAATAGTTATTGTTTCAGGTGTCTTATTTAAATATGCACCCCACCAACTATAACTACTATTTGCAATGATATTATGGTCACATAAAGACATTAAACACATTTGTTCAGGATCAGATAACGATTCAACAAATATCATATTATCTATACCAACAAATTTCTCTTTCACCCATGTAATATCATTAGAAAAACACACAAATTTTAATGTTGAATTTGGAAGTTTATTTTTAATTGTTTCAACTGCTCCATAAAAATATTCTAAAGAAAGGTTTAATGAAGAAATCGATAAATAATCGCCTCTTCTAAAATGGATTGAAACTAACAATTCGTCTGGTGAAGAATTATCTTTTATCCATGTATTACAATTAGAATATATTTCTGGCAAAAATGTATATAAATTTAACAAATATTCTTTATGTTTATGAAAAATGCTATAATCGAAATTGAAATGTATATCATAATTACGATCAAAAGCTAAAACATCAGAAGGATTGTAGTTTATACCAGAATAATCACATTCTCCTTCAAAAATTTTAGGTTTATGTATAAATGGAAAATTTATTAACAAACCAAACATTCCAGGAAGATTTTTTAAATAAAATCCTGGAACAACTCCAGGATTTTCTAAAGAAACAGCAATTAAATAAGAATACTCAAACATTTGAGACCCTAATAGACACGACCCATGAATATTTGTATTAGTAATATTTCCCATTACAATTTACCTAAAGATCGTAAACTTTGAACTGTGGTATCATGTCTATTATTTACATTATTCATATTCATCAATTCTGAGTTTATAAATATTCTTCCACCTTTCTTCTTAACATCACTACAGAAATTTACTAAATCACATTCTTCTGCATTACCAGCTTCAGAAGAACCTCTATACCGAGAACCTTTAGCAAAAGAACTTTTGTAGATTCCAAAACCGCCATGAGCAGCATCAACTTCAATTAAACCATAATTTTTTGGAATTTGTATAAATTTAGATCCTACATACATTATAAATGCTTCATCATAAGACATATAAGAAGGTCTATTATGAATTGCATACCAACAATCATTTTCAACCCAACCTTTTGCTCGTAAACACCAAATATCATAATAATTTAACTGATTTGCTGTCATACCTTCCCAAGAAGATATGTCGTATTTAAAGCAACTTAAGAAATCTTCTTCTTCAATCTTTTCACTATTAACATCATCAACACACATATGAATATAATAATCATGAGTATCTAAGATATTATTTTGTTCACAATATTCAATCCCAACATTTCTTGCTGTAGCAATCCTACATGTTCTAGAATTAATTCTATCTTCTAATTTCCCTAAAGAAAGTATATGAATATTATCGCGACCACTTTTATAATTTTTAAGAATTTCTAAAGTATTATCAGAAGAATCACTTTCCACAAATACACAAGAAAAAGATTTAAATAGTCCACCAATTCTTTCAATATTCTCAAATATTTTTGTAAGATTTCCAGAACTATCTCTTGTTGGACCTACAAAAACAACACTAAGTTCTTTTACCTTTTCTCTAATTGAATTCATAAAACCCTTATAATAAACTTAAAACTTTATCCAATAACTTTAAATGTTTTTCAGATACAAATTGATTATTTCCTATATATAATCCATTAGTGTGTAATACATCAACATTAGCGACTAAACGATTCGTTGTCAATATATAATCTTTTAGAAATGGATGTTTTAATAAATTTCCAGATAAAATTGGTCTATATTCAATATCATATTCTACCAACAACGATTTTAATTTAGATAACGATTCTGCATCCTTACATATAATAGGAAAACAAAAACTCGCACTAGTTTCATAAAATTTAATCTGTTGAATTTTATCTAAATATTTTTCAGTCATCTCAGAAAACAATTTATGATTTTTACTTCTAATATCAACAAAGGATTTTAATCTTTTAATCTGAGAAGAAGCTAAAATTGCACATATTTCGTGGTTTCTGAAATTATAACCATCAGTAATAAATAAAAACTGTTTATCAATATAAGGATATTTGGCAGCATAATCATCAAAAAATATTGATTCTCTCGCTAAACCATGACTTCTTTTCATTTTCATCAAATCATATAATTCTGTATCATTTGTAGTAACAAAACCACCTTCAATTGAAGAAATAGTATGACCAAAATATGAACTGAATGTACACCCTAAAGAATTTGCACCAAGATAAGTTCCATCATTAGCTTTTGCACCCATTGCTTCACACGCATCTTCTAATATGATAGCATTTGGAAAATATGATTCTAATATTTTAGTATCTGAATTAAATCCCAAAAGGTGTGTTGTAAAAACAACTTTAATGTCAGGATGTTTTTCTGAAATATATGCTAATTCAGATTCATCAAAACTGAAATTATCAAAAGAAACATCACAAAAGATAGGAGTAAAACCTAATTGCATTACTGGAGAAACATTTGTCATCCAAGTACAAGAAGAAACTAAAACTTTATCTTTTTGTTTTAAATTAAATTTTTCTTTAATCGCAGCTAATAATAAAAAATTTGCAGTACTTCCAGAAGAAACAAATAAAGAATGTTTAGCGCCAACCCATTCAGCCCATTCTTTCTCTACTTGGTTTACTTTATCTGCCATAGTGAATCTATCAGAAAATAAAACAAATTTAGCCAAATTAATTCTATCTTTTATTGTGATAGAATTATTCATCAATTTCCAACCACATTTCAATTTCAATTTTTTCATTATTATGACCTAATGTTTTCCAAATACCAATCTAATGTTATTTTTAATCCTTCTTCTAAAGTATATTTTGGTTTCCAACCAAGTTCTTTCAATTTAGCATTACACATCTTTCTTCTTGGAGTTCCATCCGGTTTATCAGAATTCCAAATTATTTCACCTTCATATCCAACCAAATCTTTAATCTTTTCTGCCAATTCTTTAATAGTAATTTCATTATCAATACCAATATTAATCAAATCAACATATTCTTGAGTATTCATCAGAAAAATCAATGCATCAGCTAAATCATCAGAAAATAAAAATTCTCTTGTAGGAGTACCAGTTCCCCAACATTCTACACTACTAGAATTGCTTTCTTTAGCTTCTAAAAATTTATTAATTAATCCAGGAATAACATGACCATGATTCACATCAAATCTATCATTTATACCATAAAGATTTGTTGGCATCACATTAATACTTTTAAATCCATATTGTTCATAATATTTTTTACACATCATCAAACCAGAAATTTTAGCTAATGCATAAGCTTCATTAGTATGTTCTAATGGACCTGTCATTAAGTATTCTTCTTTTATTGGTTGTTCTGTTATTTTAGGATAAATGCAAGCAGTACCCAATTGACAAATCTTTTTTATTCTATAATCAAAAGCACTTTTGATTATATTTGTTTGAATTTGTAAATTTTCAGTAATAAATTCTGCAGGATACATTTTATTGTAATTAATTCCACCAACTTTTGCTGCAGCAACAAAAACATATTCAGGTCGCTCAATATCAAAAAACCTGTCAACAGCATATTGATTCCTAAGATCTAATTCTTTTCTTGTTTTTAAAACAAGATTAGTATATCCTAATTCTTTTAATTTTCTAACAATTGCCGAACCAACTAAGCCATTATGGCCAGCAACATAAATTTTTGAATTCTTTTCCATAATTAATTACCAATTAAAAAATATTTTTGAGTATCTAAATAAAAACCATTCAAACTTAAATTTAGAATCCGTGCATAACTAACAATGTTTGATGATTTACCCAATACAAAATCACAAGCTGATAACATATGAGCATCCAATAAAACTTGATCGCCTAATGATATCTTATTGGTATCTAAATAAAATACAGGAGTTGAATCACATCGTTCAACATCATTAACAATTATATCAACATCATTAAAATTAATTTGAACAAAACCTGCTATAAGATCAATAAAGTTTTGTTGTTCGCTACAAATAAAAATTTGCTCATATTTACCTGTTTTTAACTGTTCTTCTACATTAAGAAACATAATATCAGGTTTAATAATAGCATTAAAATGATCAGTCCCTCTATAATGAACACCTAAACATTTATTTAATGATTTTATATTTTTATTAAGAAATGTTTTAAGTCTTGTATTATATGGTATAAACTTTGAATAACTTAATAAATTTAAGGATTCAACATTTGGATATTCTTCAATTTCATTTAACTCTCCAGTACTCCAGAATTCCGAGTTTTCGTCGCCATCAGAAAAATTATAAACATCAAACCATTCTCTAGGATTTCCACCATACAATTTAAAATGTTCTGTTGAAATGTGTATATCTTTATAAGATATTCCTTCTTTACCAACAAACTTTTTATACGAATTTAAAATTGTAATATAATTTGACAAAAATCCACGACCAGATTCTTCACGTAAAACTATGCTCACCTATTGAACCCCTAAACACATTTCTTCAACCAAATCAATAAAACTATATTCTGGTTTCCATCCTAATACAGTTCTAGCTTTTGTAGAATCACCTAATAATGTTGCAACTTCTGCTGGTCTAAAATACTTAGGATCAACTGCAATTATAGTTTTTCCAGTATTAACATCAATTCCAGTTTCATCCAAGCCTTCACCTTGCCATTCAATGTTCATATTAAAATGCGGGGCGCAAGCTTCTACAAATTGTCTAACGGAATATTGTTCGCCAGTAGCAACGACATAATCATCTGGAGTATCTTGTTGGAGCATTAAATGCATGGCATAACAATAATCTTTAGCATGACCCCAATCTCTTAATGCATTTAAATTACCAAGCGTCAATATGTCTGATTTGCCTTGAGAAATATCATTTAATCCCATTACAATTTTCTGAGTGACAAAAGTTTCACCTCTTCTCTCAGATTCGTGATTAAATAAAATACCATTACACGCAAATATATTATATGATTCTCTATAATTTTTTACAATCCAAAATCCATAGAGTTTAGCAACGCCATATGGACTTCTTGGATAAAATGGAGTTGTTTCTTTTTGTGGAATTTCTTGCACTAAACCATACAATTCAGAAGTTGATGCTTGATAAAATTTAACTCGATTTTCCATACCAAGTAAACGAATAGATTCAAGAACTCTAAGAGTACCTACAGCATCAACATTCGCAGTATATTCTGGAATTTCAAAAGAAACTTTTACATGAGATTGAGCGGACAAATTATAGATCTCATCAGGCTGAATTGCTTGAATAAGACTTGTCACATTAAGCGAATCAGTAACATCACCATAATGTAATTTAAAGTTTTTGTTTTCATAGATATGATCGATTCGTGATGTATTATATGAAGAACTTCTTCGTTTTACACCATGAACCTCATAACCTTTTTCTAAAAGAATTTCAGAAAGATAACTCCCATCTTGACCAGTTACACCAAATATTAACGCTTTCTTCATAAGTTCACCTTCAATTAATCACCATATAAAGCGATTTTTATTATATTCAACAATTTTCTCTAATTCTAAATCAAAATTTGCAACAGGATTCCATCCAAGAGATTTTAATTTTGAATCATCAATAGCATACCTAACATCTTGACCAATCCTATTATATTTAAAATCAACATAATTATTATAATCTATAGAAGTATTATAATATAATTTTATGATTTTGTCAACTACTTTAATATTCTCATCTTCATAATTTCCAGAAATATTAAAAATTGAATTTGTTACTCCCGATTCAATTATATGTATAACTGCTGAAACAGTATCAGAAACATGTAACCAAGTTCGTTTTGGTTTTCCATTTTCATGTACAGGAATTTTTCTATCTAATTGCAGATATTTACATGTTTTAGGTATTAATTTTTCAACATACTGACCAATACCATAATTATTTGTTGGACGCACAATAACATAAGGAATATTAAAAGTTCTATTCCATGCAAGAACAAGCATATCCGCAGAAGCTTTTGTTGCCGAATAAGGATTTGAAGGTTTTAATAAATCATATTCTTTATGAAACCCATCAACTATATCACCATAAACTTCATCAGTACTGAAATGTAGTAATGTTGGCATTTTAAATTTATGTTTTTGTTTTATTAACTCCAATAGATGATGCACACCATTAATGTTACTATTTAAAAATTCGCTAGAACTTATTATAGAATTGTCTACATGTGTTTCGGCTGCTGTGTTAATAATATAATCACAATCATAAAGATATTCTAAATCGTTTATATCTGATTTTATAAATTTAAAATTTGAATATGATTCAAATTCTGGTATTAATGATTCATTTGCAGCATATGTGACTTTATCAACACCAATAACATACCAACTTTTATCTAAATATGCTCTTGTTATTTCAGAACCTATAAACCCTAGACATCCTGTAACATAAATAATCTTTTTCATTTAAAATAATCCTTAATGCCCTTTTCAATACCGCCAAAATTTAAATTTAATGAATCTAATACTTTAGACGAACCTGTATAATTTATATGTGAATCTTTGAATTTAATTGTTTTTTGAATGTTATGGAATGTTAAAAATTTATTTACAAACTCACTTAACAGATATTTTTCTTTATATACCAAATTCAAATCTTTTATTTTTTCGTTTTTCGGATTTAAATAATAATTTATAACTTCAAGAACATCATTCAACCAAAAATAATCAAACAACTTATCTTCTAGTATTATATTATCTTCTAATAATACCTTATACAACAATCTAGATTTTTCTGAGCCATGAAAACAACCGAATAATCTAAGGTTATAAAAATTATCAACCTCATAAATATTTCTTGAAATTATATTTTTACTAAAACCATAATGATCTTTTGGGAATTTTTTAAAGATTTCGTATTCTTTAACATAATCAATAGAAGAAGATCTATCAAATTCAGCCCCAGAACCAAAATGAAGAACAAATTCAAATTCGTCTTTCATTTTATATATATTATTATATAATGTTAAGTTTTCATGGAAACATTCAAATTTAAATGTTGTTAATTGGGTATCAACATTAGACGCACAATTAACAACAACTTTTGGTTTTATTTTTTTTATACATTTATACAAAGAATCAAAATCCAAAAAATTGACATCGTTTCTAGACAATGAAACACAATTTAAATTCTTTGAAAGAAAATTACCAATAAATCCTGTAGATCCTAATATTAAAATATCAGAATCATTTTCCATAATCAGAAAATTCTACTAATATTGTACTTTTATTATCAGTTCTATTATATGCATACTGATAACTTTTTAAAATATCATCAGGTGTGTGTAATTCAATAATATCTACATGTTTAAACAAATTTCTAAATCCTTCAGAAAAATTACCTTTATGTTGGTCTTGTGGATCGATAGGTAATTCTGACCCAACAGCAACTCTAATGATAACTTTTGGGTTATATTCACCAAGACTCATTGATGGCAATTTATCTAAATGATTGACGAGTTGATCGGCGGCACAAACAAGAAAATTCCACCTTGGGAAAATAGAAATTGGAACAATACCATTTAATGCCATTCCAATACTAAATCCTATTTGTAAATTTTCGGTAACAGGAAATTCAAGTTTCAATTCGTCAGGAACAGAATGTAATGTTTGAAATAATCCAGTTCCTGGATATTTAACAGCCTGACCCAAAAATAAAGTATTTTCTTGCTCAGAAAGCCATTTCATGGCAGCGATCAATTCATTATTATATAATTGTTGTTCATTCATATTAAAATTCCACCCTAACCCCAGCACCAGCATGAGGATATTTTTCGTTTTTATATTTGTAGTATATTAAATGTTCTGATTCAAATTTATCACCAGTAAACTCTTCAGGTAAATACCAAGGAGTTTGTCTACCCCAAATTTCTGAAGTTGGAGATGTAACACTTAATCCATTATCTTCAACAATAAATGTTATTGGAAGATTAAATCCAACAGCATATTTATATGCTTCATGAAAAGCTCCAGTTTCAGCACTCATATCCCCTAACCAACACCAGACTCTAGATTTTTCTTCTTTAAGTTGGATTGCTTTTGCAATACCAGCTGCAATACTAGGAATTCCACCAACAATACTTGAACATACAATTTTATATTGTTCCAAGTTTATTACCATACTTTTACCAGCAAGGATTTTCTCTATCAACAATTCTTCAGGAACACCTTTTAATAAGCATTGATAGTGATTTCTCCATGTACAACAAACCCAGTCATTTTCAGTATCTATTTTTTCAAATACTGTTTGTATTTGCTTTTCATTTCCATGATATAAATGGATAGGAGCTCTAATTTGTTTATTATTAAACAAATCAGCAACTTTGTTTTCAAATTCAATAAGTTCTTGATCTTTCATATTAATATATTATTTCTTTAGAATATTGTTTAACCAATTGGGCACGTTTTTGCCAGCTAATTCCAGCAAGATGTAATAACCAATCACCCTTTTCCCAATTACCTCTATTACCTTTTGTATCAAATTTTATCTTTTCACTATCAGCCGAATTTTCATCATAACTATTCATAAAATTTTGTGGCATTATTTGAATCAGTTTATCAAAATTTGATAAAAAATCAATCATACATTCTTGTTCAAAATATGGTTTTTGTGAATATACCTCAAAATTATCAAGTATAAATTTTAACCACAATTTCGATTCTTCAGTATTTTTAATCAAAATAGAATCACTATTAATAGGGAAATTAAAATCACCACTCATAATAATATTTGCGTTTGGATTTATGTTTAATGCTTCTTCAAGCTTTTCTTCAACTCTAACATTAAAATTTGTAATTAGTGTATCACAACCAGTCCACCAAATCCAAGAACACTGAGGAACGCTAACTAACAAATCATAAAGAAAAATTATTTTTTCAAACCCTATTTGAACATTATAAAAACCATTCGATTTACTTATTGCAAGATAATTATGTTTTTTAGCATAATTTACCTTATTTAAATTCCAAGTAATATTTGCAACTTCAGAAAAATCATTTTGTTCATACCCATTTAATGGGGTATGAATCGATGCCAATAAAATCATAACCTATCCTATAAACTGTTTCATAAAATCATCTACTACTATTTTTATATAGGCAATTTGATCATCGCTAATTACTGGACTTGTTCCATGGAATAATGTATGTGTAGTAGTATATGTTGCATTTGGATAATTCACTTTTGCAGTATTTGTATCCATAATATGTGTATACGCAGGTTGTAACATAATATTTCCAGCAAAATATGGTCTAGTTTGAATTTTTTTATTTTCAAGATAATTAACAAACTCAAATCGTGTAAATGGAGCACCTTTTCTAATAGTCAATGGAAAAGCAAACCAACTCACATCAGATTTATCTCTAGCTCTTGGAAGATGAAAGAATTCTTCATATTTTTCATAAATTTGAAATAACAGATTATAATTTTTCTTTCTTAATTGTCCAATAGTATCCAATTTCTCAATTTGATGAAGACCAATTGATGCTTGCATTTCAATAGGCTTTAAATTAAATCCAATTTCATCATAAACATATTTGTGATCAAAAGTTTCATTTTCCAATGCTGGAATCCAATTACTAAATCTATTTTTACATGTTCCACATTTTAGGGTATTTGCTTTGGGACCAACACAATAACAACCACGACCCCACTCTCTTAAACTTCTTAAAATAACTTCTTGTTCTTTAGTGTTACAAGAAACAAATCCACCTTCACCCATTGTAATATGATGTGCTGGATAAAAACTACAAGAAGCCATCTCACCAAAACTGCCTAATGGTTTTCCATCATAACTAGAACCTAAAGCATCACAACAATCTTCCAAAAGAATCAAATTATATTTGTTAACTAAATCCATCAATTTGTCCATATCTGGCGGATTACCTAAAACATGAGCAAATGTTATTATTTTAATGTCATGTTCTTTTATCAAGTCTTCAGCTTTAGTTAAATCAAGATTTAAAGTATCTAATTCGATATCAAGAAATATAGGTTCAAATCCAACTTGAAGTGTCGGATTTAATGTTGTCGGGAAACCAGCAATAGGCATCAAGACTTTTGTTCCTTTTGGGAAATTATGACCGTTTTTGCTTGTTAGGCTATACATCATTAACAAATTTGAACTAGATCCACTATTTGTTAGAATCCCATGATTTTTACCAAAAAATTTAGGAAATTTATGTTCAAATTTCAAACTATCATTTCCCATCACAAGCCAACCATTTAAAATAGTATTTACGGCAGCAACATATTCATTATGATCAAAAAATGGACCAGCATAATTTACATAATCAATACCAGCTTCCCATTTTTTTGTCAACAAATTATTTTCAGCATAACTTTTTACTGATGCTAAAATTTCACTTAAATCATTATTATTCATAATTTATACTTTCCAATATGCAGTTGAGGTTTCAAGAAATCCAATTTCGTTTCGTTTTTGTGGTTCATCTTCTTCAAGAGGATAAATCCAATGCTCATTAAATAATTTTTCTGGTGATGGATAACAATAATTATAATAATCAGGATTCAACCATCTTCCACCTAAAATACCAAAAAATAACTGTAAAGCACCGCCAGTTTGTATACCAACCTTCCCTCTTTCTCTAGCATGATTTGCATAAAACGGAGATTGTGTTGTAACGCTTGTTAATAATACATCATAATCATATTGATCAATTCTATCTTTCGTTATATTTACTAATTGCTCAAAATCACCACAATCTTTATATTGTCTATCATCAATAGCAGGATGAAATGGCGTACTGATTGCATCAACCAATTCAAAAGGAACTATTTCTTCTACTCTATCGCCCCATATTTTATTAATATTTTTCCATTGATGTAAAATCGTTTTTGCATGGGAAGAAATAATAAGAACCTTTTTCCCTTTGAGATATTTTGTCCAAGGATTTTCTAGTTTTCCAAACTTAGAATACCCCATTATATATCCAGCATCAAAAATATGAAAATCAAAAAATGTGGGTTTATCTGGGAATTGATCTAAAAATTTATTTTCATTTGCTTTAATTTTACCAGAAACATCAACAAACCCTAAAATATTACATTGTTTCATCATTTCTATAGTTTTAGGCATCACAACCTGAAATGAATAATTTAAATCAGTCGGATAAATTCCACTTTCAACTAACGTATAATTATTGTAAAATTCTTCGCTTGGAGATTGTTTTTCGTGTAAACAATCAAGAACATATCCAGCAGTATTATCAATACGCAAAACAGAAAATGGTTCTCCAGATTGTAATCGCTCACCAATCAAATCATTTATTTCATAAAAATCTTTTTGCATATTATTTTAATTTATCCTTTAAAAAATTATATAATGGGTCTAATGTTGGTAAAGTATTAAATAATGGCTCAGAAGAAATAGCCAAAAATAGATTTTTATCATTTTCAATATCTACAACTTTTTTATAAATTTGTTCTAATGAAAGACCTGTAATATCAAGATAACAATCTTTATTAAAATCTATAGTAGCTGCATTAGATCCATAATATAAAGGAATACACCCAGAAATTTTAGCTTGTAATAATTTTTCTGTCACATATCCATCATATATAGAATTCTCAAAACAAATATTCCACCTATAGTTGTACAAAAGTTTAAGTTTATCATCTACAGGATTATTAAACACCCTACCAAATCCATGAACAGGTTTAAATTCGTTTAATTTTGCTGTAGTATCTATTCTATTTTGAACTGGATTACCAATTATTATAGAACAAAATTCTTTTCTATTCCAAATTTCTTTAGAGTCAATCCATTTAGTCAAAGCAATCAATGGAATTTCAGCATGTTGAAAATTTGGTTCGTCCCACCAATTTATATATAGATACCAATGAGGAAGTCTAAAATTTCTTCCTGAATAATCATCAAAATCAAAACTTAACGAATAATCAGCAACAGAATAATTGGGTCTTTCATTTTCGCCAATATATAAAATTTTAATTGCTTTAGAATTTTTATATACTTGATGTTCACTACCAAAACATGAAAAGAAAATAACATCAGCATATTCAGGTGCTGTTATTTTTATTTCTCTGTCAGGAAATGCACCACGCAATAGTAAATTAAACCAATTTGAAGAAGGATCAAATCCTGGCCAAAAATCTAAATATGAAATTTTCATCAATAAATTCCTGTTGCAGTATTATAAATTATTTCAGCAGAATTAGAAACTTGTTGAATATTATATAATTTTCCCAATTCTCTTGGTTTTACCTTAATATTATAAATAGTTTCTTGTAATTTTAAATCACATTTTTGAAACATTTCTTGCATTTCTTTCTCTGCTTTATCTTTCATATATCCTGTTGAAGTAGGATGATTAACTTCGAAAGAATAATCTCTTATGACATATCGACCATCAAGATGACTAAGAGCACAAATAATTAAATCCCAACCCCAACCTAAAATATTTTCTCTCATTAAATGATAATTAGCTTTCATTGCATTAATATAATCTTTATGAATAAACCAACAAGTATTATCAGTTGTTGCAACAAGTTTTAAATTTCCATCTAAATCTGAAACATCAGTTCTTTCTGAAATGTAAAATGTATCGTTAACATTTGGAGCAAATACACCCCAATTATAAGTATTATAACTTTCTCTTGCTGATTTTATAATTGGTTCCCACTCAGAATAAGAAGCATCAGCTTGAATATGCCACAAAACATCATATTTTGAATCATCAAATGCATCTAGAGCAGTTCTAAACTGATCAGAAAAATAACATTCGTTCCCAATATTAATCCAACCCTCTTTTGTATTATCATCATCAGAATTTATTACAACTACATCTAATAACGGAGATAATTGTTCTTGCAATTTGACAGCATTTTCAAACTGACCTTTCCAAGAAAATATATAACATAATATTTTTATTTCGCCCATGGATATTTTCCTTTATATTGACTATCAATTACACTGTTTCCCTGTTCAAAAAAATCTTTTGATACAGAACCCACATTTCCACCTAATCTATAATTTATTGTATATTTACCAGAACATTCATAATTAGGAAAATGTTCATTTAAAATAGAGAAAATAACACGATCTTCACCCCAACCACAATGCCAAAATCTTGATATTTCTACAGCTATATTTCTTGGAATACAATAACAATTAGTATCAACCATGTTAGTATTTGTATAAGCGTTCCATTTCCCCAAACTTTCACAATTATCTTGAAGCAAATAATCGCCATCAGGAGAATATATATTTCTTAAACTATATGCCCATTGGCATCCAGTAGATTCTATTGTATTAATCATATATTCAATATGATTAGGCTCATACCAATTATCTTGATCAAGATAGAAAACATAATCTTTATTTACTAAATGGGAAAATGCAGCATATACTCTTTGTCCATAAAATCCATTTGCGCCAACATTTTCTTGTAAATAAACAACCTGTTTGTTTAAATTTGGATGTTTATCTATAATATTATCAACTTTAGATTTATATTCAGGACCATCAACAACAATTAATGTTGTTACATCTTTATGAGTTTGATTCTCTAAACTTTTTAATGTTTGATCTAAAACAACAGAACCAATTGTTGGAATTATTACAACAGCACTACTCATTTTATCCATTCCATAATTCGTCTCACAACATCATCAGATGTATGACCATCCCAAACGACACCAAATTCCAACTCAGCAATCGGAAGAATTTCCCAAAATTCGTCTACAGGAAGGTGATATGTAACATCACCTGTTGGTAATCTCATACCAGCAATAAACCAACCATCCCAAGATGTACCATCGCTGTGTTTTTTACTCTTCCAAGAAGCTTGTGGGTGAGACTTTAACAATGCAGCAAATAGTGTACATCTATGTGCATATAATTCTGACATTGTATGATAACCATCAGATATATCAATATCTTCACCAACAACTGTATATCGTTTTTCCATATTTTATACCTTGAATCCACTAAATGAGTTTTTATCTATTTTCTTTTTACTTCCAAAAGAAGCAGCATTATATTCAGGTTCAGGAGAACCAGTATCAACTAATCCGTCTTGAGCTGAATCTTCAACATCGTACAACCTCATTTTTGCACGATCAATTCCAACAACAAAACGTTTATTTAAATTTAAATCTCTAAATCTATTTTTTAATTGTTTTACCATCAATTGATTCAATTCTTGAAGTTCTTCAGAGTTAATAATAGACACCATAAAGTCCGCAATATGAGCAATACCGAAACTTTCTGAGATATCGGTCATATCGGTATCACTAGAATTTGCTGCGCCTCTGGTGGTCTGTGTGGCGCTCACAATAGGAACATTAAACTCTTGAGCCAAACCCCTTAATTCCTCACCAATAGCTTTAATATATGTGTAGGAATTAACTGCCCCCGACATCTTCATTCTTGAAGACGCTATGATATTTAAATAATCAACAAATATAACATCAGGGACAAAATTCTTTTTTAATCTTAACTCATTTAAAAGAGTTCTGAAATGTGTCACAGAAGCACAAGATGTTGGATATTCTTTTATAAACAATTTTCCAGAAGTTTTAGATTTTACGAAATTTATTTTTTTCTCATATTGAGCTTTTGTCATATTCATTAAATCGTCCATATAGACATTTAATAAATTTGCATCAATTCTTTTTGCAATTTCTTCTTCTGCCATTTCAGCAGTTATATAAAGAACGTTTTTACCAGATTGATAAAAACTTGTTGCAAAATCACACATCATCAAACTTTTTCCAGAATGTGGAGCAGCTAGAATTATTGATAATGTTTTCTTAGGTAAACCTCCATTTGTTATCTTATTAAACCAATTTAAACTAAATGGAATTTTTTCTTCAGTTCTATGATAGTATTCATATCTCGAATCACTATCATCAACATATTCATGACCAACACTAGAATCAAAAGAAATAGCTAATGCATCAGATAGCAATTTTGGAATAGATCCTTTAGATAAATCAGGATGTTTATTTTCTAAAATTGAAATTGATTCAACAACAGCATTATATACTGCTTTTTCTTGACAAAATGTTTCTGTTTTATCAATCAACCATTCCAATTCAACTGTTTCTGCTTTCGATTCATGAAACTCGTTTAATAATCCAATTGCATCACTATATTCTCCATCAGATAAAGATTTATTTTCTAATTGGATAATTAATGATTCATAAGTTGGCAAATTACCATATTCTCCAATGAAAGAAGTTATTTCATTAAATATTAATTTTTCACTTCTTTCACTAAAATAATCTTGTTTTATAAACGGTAAAACTTTTCGAGAATAATCATCCCAATATTGCAGATTCTTTAGAATCAGTTTGTTCAAGTTCAATAGTATTCTCCGCACTTTTTGCTAAAATTGACATTAAAATATCACCAATTTTAGTTTTAAATTCAATTGTCTGAAACTCTTCTTCAGTGTAACCAGACGAATCAACAATATCATAATTAAAACTCAACATTGCCGGAAGATCTTCATCTGTAACATCATCTTTTGCTTCTGATATTGAAACACGAGAATATGTATAAATTACATCTTCAAAATTACCACTAATAATCTTTATACCAGCAGCACCATTAGCCTCAATGAAAGTATAATCTATTTCCTCTTTATAGTCAAGCATTATTTTCTCCTACCAAATATTAAACCAATATCCAATTCCATGAACCCATGCAACAGGAAATGCAATAGCACCAGCAATCAAAAAACCCCAAGATGCAGTTTTAATACAAACAACAACATGAGTTATCCATGCTGATAATAATACAACAATAAGACAAATTGCAAATATTGCTCCTGTCAATTCAGCACAATTTTTATAATTCTTCATCATCCCCAATTTCTGCAAATGTTTGTTCTATATCTTTATCTGAAGCTAAAATATTTCCATGAGATACTTGATAATTAGATTTAATCCAATCTTGAAAAGTTTTATCTAATAATATTTTATTCCAGAAGTCCTTTGTATCTGTATCTTTAAGGCGATATTTCTTTTCTTCAACCTCGCCTGTCGCAGTATTAACTCGCGAATACCAACCATTAGATGGTTTTACAACATGTCCTGATTCTAGAGCCATATCAATTAAACCTGACCAAGAACTTAAACCGCCTTCATATTTTACAGTAATTGGTATTTTTGATTTTTCACGAACATGTCTTGATTTTTCAACATTTATAATAAAATTATACCCAACAACATCAGTACCTTCTTTTTCTTGTTGTCTGCCCAAGATGTAAATATTATCAGCAGAAAGATAAACACCAGTATTATGTGTGATAACACCATTTTCTAGTACATATTGATGATTATCAGCAACAGTTATATCAAATACGTTTCTTTTACCAACTTTTTCTATATTAACAATTTTCATATTTTTTTCTCTTTACAATTATCATTATGCCAGCGTTTAATATTACCGACCACACTTTCTTTCCCACAATATATGCAAATTTCACGTTTTTGAAATGATGATGTTGTTGCCCAAACATCTTTATCCATAACAGTATCAAATATATTTTTTTCCACTTTTTGTATTTCACCAGTTAAAACATTTTTTACAGTTAATGTTCCTTTATGTGCTTTAGAACATGCCTGTCTATGTGCATTACTTTAGCAATATGTGCATCTTGTTCCATAGATAATGCATCATTATATACATCAAATTCGCCTAAAATAAAAACTTCATAATTACATTTTGATAATGCTTCTAAATACACATTAGAATCACAAGATCCTTCATATAATTTATTATTTTTATCAAATATTTTTCCTTCTTTAATATAACAATTGCTTTTTGACCCAATATATAAATTTGGTAACCTGTTTCTTTTAAATTTAAATAAATATACTATATGCATTATGTTTCCTATAAATAGTTAATTCGACACAGGCATTTATTACTCTGCTGATATCATTTATAAGATTTATAATTTCACAATGTTGTTATATCATCTCCAATACTAAGTTCCTTTGCCGATACAAATTCTGAATTTTTAAGAAATGGGTGTTCATCAGAGCAAATTACAGAGTAACCATCTTCAAATGTAATTTTATAACATTCTGGATTTCCATCTAAAAGTGTCTCTGGGTTCCAACTATGTGTAACAATTTTAGGACCATCTTGAGTTTTAACCAAACATCCAGGTGTAATATCCTCAATAGATTTTAACGATCCATCAAACATTTGAATTTTAGTGCCTGCTACAACACAACCCCCGCTAACGACTGGTTTACTGAACATTTCCTGAGTCATATAGATATGATTTACTGCTACCATAGGAATATCATATTTAACTAGATATGGTGTAATCATACGAAACATAGATTTCATAGATTTTGCACGAGTCATATCAGCAACAGATTTACCATCAATAGCATCATCAGTTTCTTTTTTACTAGCCATATTTCCTAAAGAATCAACAACAAATATTACTTTGTCGCCTCTAGTAATATTTTGAAGGTGATTAATAATATCAAATTTAAACTCTTCCATATTCATAATTGGGGTATGGAGAATTCTATCTTTATCCATACCTAATGAATCAAAATACGCTTCGGGTGTACCAAATTCGCAATCATAAAATACTAATACAGATTCTGGATATTTATCCATATATGCTTTAGCTAAAATCAAACAAAAAAGGCTTTTAAAATGTTTACTAGGACCACAAAATAATGAAAGTCCTGGAGTTAATCCGCCATCCAATCTGCCTGATAATGCAACATTAAACGCAGGAATTGGAGTTGTTATCATATCCTTTTTAGTAAAAAATTTTGATACAGATAAAATAGATGATTCTTTTATCGTTGAATTTTTTTTAAGTTTTTCAAGTAAACTCATAATATTTCCTTTAATTAAGAAAAAAAGTCTTCAATAGAATTGGTTTTTTCAGTTGTCCAATCTAATATTTGAAGGATAGATTTTATTGGTTCTAAAAATGTTTTTTCAAATTGTTTATCATAATCGATATAATTTTCAAGTTTAAATTCTTTTGGAAGTTCAGAGGGAAATCCAATAACAATATCTTTAATTGGGTTTGGCGATTTTAAATATGTATATTTAATTCTATCACCTTCACCAACAATAGGATAAGTATTATCCAACTTTAATTCCCTTAATTTTTTATTGTAAATAATTGCACCTTTTGTATGCAAAGGACACCCAGAATTATACACCGTAGTGGAATTAGAATATTTTTCAATACCATTAACTCCTCTTGGAGATGCAATATCTTCAACAGGAAGAGATTTAAATTCTAATCTAAAATCCTCAATAAAATTTTGTAAATCATCTTCTTTGTTATCAAGAATTAAAGATAAACACGTCTTTAATTTCTCCCTTACAACACCTGGAGTTGAAGATTTTACAACTTCTAAACCCATAACTTTTAATTTTGGAGAAGCATACCTTACCCCTTCATTATCAAGAACATTCAAAAAATAACGTTTTTTAGCAACCCAAATGCCATTACTAGAAATACCCTCTTGTTTAAAAGAAATCATATTTCTATAAGAATTTGTATATGTTTGAAGGTCTAAACAATTATCATTAATAATAGGTGTTATTTTTTCTTTAGAAATCTTATCGATAAGATTGACAAGTTTTTCATCAGACAAATCCTTATAAAACTTATTTACCATAGGTTCCAAAGAAACATAACAAGAATCTGTATCAGAATAAAAAGACCAATCGTAATCATCAATTTTAAATAATTTACTAAGATCTCTATTCAATCCTTCACCGACCGTTTTAATTATATATTGTCCAGTCAAAGTAATAGCTCTTGCATTTTCTAATTCAAAATACCTACAGTAAGCATTTCCAATCGCCCCATAGAGACTATTAAGACCAATTTTAAACGCCATTTGTTCATTATTAAATTTAGATATTTCATTAACAAGACGTTTGTATTCTTTTTGTTCATCAATATCAGAATCAAATTTAATTTTCTTTAATTTTTCCAACTGTTTTTCTGCTTCAATCATACTATTTTTAGCAGATCTTCTTTTTGCCATGTAAATATCAATAAGTTCTGGAAGCAACCCTTTCTTATCTCTTTTATACATAGCTCCATTAGCAGCAGTAGCATATTCTTCTGATATCTCACATTTCTTACCCATTAACCCAGATACAGAAATTGATGTATCAACACCCATATAAGTTTCTGGAGAAATATTCCATGTCTGCATAATACTAGGATAAAGTGAAGTTGCATCAAAACTAACAACCCAATTGTATAATCCAGGAACTGGTTCTTTTACAAATGCGCCTTCAAATTGTTCTGATTTAGAACCAGATGCTTTTTTAGGTATTACAATGTTCTGATGTTTTAAATGATTATAAATGATTGAATCCCACATTCTAATTTGTGAGAATACATCATTATAATTTATTTTTGCCAAATATGACATTGTTAAACAAAGTTCAATTAACTTTAATTTCTCTTCAAGTTCAATAACTCGAATCGTATCAATGATGTTATAATCAATGAACTTATCAAATCCTTTAGTGTAAAATTCTTTAAATGTAGCAAATTCACTATGATCTAATTTACCTTTACCCAATTCAACTTGACAAATATAATCTAAAGAATACATTTCTCTTTTAACATATGTAAATTTGAGATATAGTTGCATAAAATCCAAACAACTAACTCCAGCAATATCATAAACAATATCATCTTTACCAAACTTACCTTTTATTTTTCTAGAAGAAACCATTTTCCATGGACTTAATCGTTTAGCATGATCATCTCCCATAACATTCGATATTCTATTAATCAAATATGGTATATCAAAACCATCAATATTCCAACCAGAAACGATATCAATACCAATACGATTCCAATGATCAAGAAATTGATTTAATAACGAATACTCATCTTGGCATAAAATAATTTCAGCATTATCATCATTTGTCCCATTGTAATCTCTTGATGTGAATGTTGTGACTTTTTTTGTAGACAATTCAGTCATAGAAATTAAAAGAATTTCTTCTGGTGCTGTTAATTTATGAGACACAGCATTTACATTTTCAGAAGCAGTTTCAATATCTAAGATATGAATTGAAATTTTATTTATATCCCAATCTACATTAGATTGGAACTTATCTGAAATGTATTGTACATCAAATCCAATATCACCATAAATATCGAAATTATCAACTTCTTCATATCGTTTTATGAAATCTCTTGTTTCTTTGATACATCCAGGTTCAATTTCATCTACATACTTTCCATCCAAAGTTTTAAAATTCGATTGTTTATTAGAAGGAACATAAACCTTTGGGCTATATTCATATTTAAATCTGATCTGTTGGCCCGAGTCATCAACACCCCTATAACAAATATTATTTCCAATAACTCTTACATTTGTGTAGAAGGAAGAACCTTCACTTTCCATATATCAACTCCTATCAATTATCATATTTAGAATTATTTTTAAATAATAATTTTTGGAGCAGGTGCCGATATAATTCCGAAAATTGAATTATATTGTTCTAAGAATTGTTCATCAATATCAATAAAAAATGAAATTAAATTTGTATTAAATGTAATTTTACCTTCTGTATTTTGTTGAGCATATTGTGGGAATGGTGCAAATGCATAGGATTGCTCTTCTGGATTACTTCTTTTAGGCACAATAACTAATTGTATGGCATTTTTATAAACATCACCTGTTTTGTTTGTTTCCACAAATTCCGCAATAACATCTTCACCACTAATTGTTCTAAACATTCTAATATCTGTCATGATTTTTCCTTTATTGTATTTAAGATTATATTATACTATACATTAGCTCTTTCGTCAATGTATTTTATAATCTCAACTCCACACATTTTTAAAAATTTTATTCCTTCTGTTGAACGATATTCGTGTTTATAATATACAGTTTTAATTCCAGCACTATAAATTATTTTACTACATTGAATGCAAGGAGAATGCGTGCAAAACATTATCGCACCAACTCCAGATTCAGTTGAACTCGCTAATCTTGAGATTGAATTTGCTTCAGAATGTATTACTTCATCATATGTTTTTAAACCCTTCCAAAAATAAATCCCATCTATTGGGGTATATTTTTGCTTTTCTTCGGTTGTAGAATTGAAATATTCAGCATCAGAAAGAAATGAAACTTTCTCGCATATATTTGAATTCCATCCTGCAGGTAATCCATTATATCCACAAGAAATTATTCTATCATCTTTTACAATAACAGAACCAACTTTTAATTTTTTAGCATGAGAGAGATTTGCAGTTAATTCTGCAACAGACATAAAATAGTCAATAAATTTTTGTTTCATAAAAAATCCTAAATTAAAAATTTATTATACTATAAAAGTGATAAAACGGCAAGGTTTAATTTGCCGTTTTATTTAGAACATTAAATCTATATAATTTCAAAAGTTTTTGGTTTTTGGCTTTCTGGAATTACATTTTTTAAATGTATAGATAACATACCTTCAGACAATTTTACTTCAGAAACTTCAACAGTATCTGCAAGAGTAAATTCTCTTTTGAAATTCCTTTGCGAAATTCCTTTATAAAGATATTCGGGATATTTTTCTTTTTTATCCAATAAAGAATCTAATGAATAATCATCAGGTCTTATTGATCCATCCACAAATAATCTTCCAGAATCTAATGTTACAGAAATATCATCTTTCGTATAACCAGCAACAGCCAATTTAATAACAAAAGCATCATCAGATGTTTTAATTATATCATAGGGAGGGAAATTTGTTTTTGGACTTTCTAATTCTTTGATTCTACGAAATAGATCATCAAAACCTATTAACGCAGTATTGTGAATTGTTCTAAATTGTTCTAATTGTGTCATTTTAGTCTCCTTTAAAAAGCAAGATTTTATTTAAAAATTCTTAAACCCCCGAAGCAGGCTTAAGCTTTGTAGGAACACCCTACAAATTCTATTTAGGTATTTGGTCCAATCTTCATTGCTTTAGACTTACAGCTTGAAATATCATTTTGTGTAAGAATAAAAGCAGCAATATTATTAAATTGTTGCAATGCAGTATTTATTTCTTGGATGGTTGGAGAAGCTCCAGATAAAAGACCTCCAGCTTGAGCAACAACACCAGCAACACCCGCATTAATTGTATTAACAACTTGTTGAGCCTTAAGATATGCAACTCTTAAAGAATTAATTTGACTTTGTGTAAATTCTCCAACAGGAGCAATAGAAGCTGAATACCAAGCATCATATGCTTGTTGCGCTAAATTAATATTATAAGATTTATCATTATTTAATGATGACATTGCTAATGCTTGAACGGTCCCATTGACCGCATTTGGTACCAAAGAATTTAATTCGTTTTGTACAGAAATCATTTCACTTAATGCTGTTTCAGTTATCGAATCAATACCATAATTAACAGCTCCAACAACTTGTGCAGCAGCAGAATCAACAATACCTTCCGCTAAATCATCAATACTTGAAGCCGACAACATGGTCAACATTCTCATTGTATTTTGAAGTTCCTTTGGAATCAAGGCTGATAATAATGCACGAAGGATTTTCATCCCTATAGGATTTAAATTATAAATTGCTGCAGTAGCTGCTGCACTTCCAGCAGTAAATGGATTTGCAGCTAACGACAACGCTAATTGAGATATACCAGCATAATGTGCATTTATATCATTCTCAGCTTGTTCTAACCTAGCTTGAAGACCCTTTAATTGCGAATTTAATTCATTATGACAAGGCATGATTAATTTCCAAATTTACTTTGATTTTATTTTGCCAATATTATATTTACTAACTAAATTATAATCAGATTTTTCTTTATAAGAAAGAATTTTTATTTGAGATATTGGAACTAATGGAGATTTACAAGAATCTGGATTTTGAATCTCAAGAAGTTCCCAATCTTGTAATAATTTTACAATTGTATTTCTTCTAGCAATATCATTTTCATCAATACTATGTAGTTTATTATCAAGAGCAAATAATTCTTTAAAATGAATTACAACATATCTGCCTTGTTTATGTAATATATGACAAGACTGATACAATGAATTATCTTTTTTTGATAAAACACCAATTCTTGATAACGTTTCTTTTATTTTTAAAAAATTTTCTTCATCAATGAAGACCTCAACCCCAAATCCATTAAAAATATCACTCATAATATAGCTCCATAAATCCTTATGTTTTAAAATAAAAGTATTTATAAAACATAAAATGTTGCTATTCCCTACCACCTTTATCAACAATTTTAGCTATATGTCCTAATTGTTCTGTTGTCAGTATTCTCAAAGCTTCTTTTGCCTTCTCAGAAGAAAATCCAAAGTATTCTTTCACATTTAATAGGTCTTTTGATTCTGTAGATTTAAACCACTTTTGATACGGACGTTTCTGCGCTCGTAAAGCATAATAATAAAAATCATATTGCATCTTATTATCAAGACTTGGATATTGATTCATCTCATTTACATATAATACACAATCAGTATGTTGCGATAATGCCATATTAACAATATAAGGTTTATATTCTTTTTCGTTATCTTCATTAAGGATATAATTCTTTTTTTGCAATATACCTGGAAGCAAATCCTTAAATAAATCCATTATTGATATTCCAATTCTATCATCATTTCAGTAAACAATGCTAACGTATTAATTTGCTGATCAGCAACGAAAGCGTTTTGATATTGATATTTTGCTATCAATAAAACTAATTGTGGAATTGAATTTGGTTTTAACAATTCATAAGAATTATCATACAATTTTCTGAAAAGTGTTACAGAATCAATATCGTCATTATCAGATAACCATTTTCTAGTATCTGCAAAATTCTTTTCTTTTAACGCTGTAATTAAAGGTGTTAATTGAATATCGGAAACTTGAGACAATAAACCTACATCAATTGTTCCACCCATCGCATAACGTTGTAATTCATTAAGGATTCTACGGTTATCTGGATAATATTTAGAAATAACTTGAGCTACAACTTCTTTATTATATTCTATCTTTTCTTCACCTAAAATCCAACAAACTCGTTTAAAAAACTGAGCCATCAATTTAGGTTTATCTTCCTTTGATATTTTCACATCAATAACAGAACATCTTGAATGTAATGGTTCAATAATTCTATTTTTATAATTGCATGTGAAAATAAAAGAACAATTAATAGAAAATTCTTCTATAGCGTTACGCAATGCTGGTTGTAACGAATTTGCATTAAGATAATCCGCCTCATCAATAATTACAACCTTTCTCCCTCCACTCAAAGAAACTGAAGAAGCATAATTTTTAATTTTCCCACGAAGAACATCAATACCATTTTCATCAGATCCATTAATAATTATGTAATCACAACCAACTTCTTCACAAAGAGCTTTTGCAAGTGTTGTTTTACCAGAACCTTGAGAACCAGAAATCAACAGATTTGGGATTTTATCTTGGTTAACAAATTCTTGAAATGATGTTTTGATTGATTCAGGAAGAATACAATCTGCAATTTTATTTGGTCTGTATTTTTGAGCCCACAGAATCTCTTCTCTTACCATATTATATATCTCACATAAAAAAGCCTCACCAATTTCTCAGCGAGGCAAAAATCATAATTTAATTACTAAATAAAGCAGAATATAGTGATTGGAATTCGTTGTCTTCAACAACTACTTCAGAAAAGCATTGTTTATGATAAACTTTAGCAAATCTATTAATCATTTTTTTAGGAACTTTAGTTTCATCAAAAACGGAAGCGACAATATCTTTAATCGCTTCCTTTTCAATATCCATCCTAGACAGATGGACAGATATTTCTTTAATACCTTCACGAAGAGTTTGTGATTGGTTATCGTCTAATGTTCCAAATACTGTTTCAATACTAATTTTATTACTCATAATATATTTCCTAATTTTATTGTTCAATCAATGTTACATCAATGCTATCTGGATAAACCAAAACTGAAGCTGGATCAACAACACTTTTAAATGCTTCAGTCACAGCAGACAAATATTCTTGCGCTTTTTCATATGATAAATCGCCAATATCAACACTAACTAATAATTTATGTTTTTCAGTTAATTGTTGCGAATCTAAAACTTTTATACTATTTTCAGACAAAATAAATTCAATTGTTTGCAAATTACCCTCCAAATTTACTTGATGTTTCTAATGTAATGTAATATTTAATTTCATTAGTTATTGAAGTCCATGTTGAAATACCTTTAGAACTAATTTCAACAGAATATGAATCAGGAATAACTTTTAAATTTTCAGTTTTATAAACTAATTTAAACACATTTCCTTCTGGATCCACATCACTCATTTCTAATGAGTTTGTATGACCTGCATCATTACTCTCATCAAATGTCACTAATGATACAGTTGTACCGTCTGATTCAACAGCTAAATGTGGTGCACCAATAACAGACGCTGTTTTAATAACCCATTCTAGATCTTCTTTTGAGAATGTAAATTTAACATCAACAACTGGAAGTTTGGGACGTTTATCTGGAGCAACTACAATCATTGATGGATCAGTAATACGGTATTTAATTTTTGACCTACCATTCAAACCTTTGATAATTACATGATTTTGATCAAATTCTAATTCAGAGCCATCTTTAAATAATGATGTCACAGATAAAAAATTATTTAAATCGTAAATACCAAAATCTTGTGGTATAGTTTCTGTAATTGTTGCATCAACAAGAATATTCTTTTGTGGACTCATAGTTGAGATGACAGAACCTTTTTTAAAGAATAATGATTGATTAATATGTGCGAAGTTTTTTAGAATCGCATTTGTTTCTGGTGATATTTTCATTTTATTTCCTCATGTTAAAATTTTAAATCAGATATAATTATAACTTATAATTAAGATTTTGTCAAGTATTTTATTTGGTGCACCGACCTGGGATTTGAACCCAGAACCTATCCGTTATGAGCGGAGAGCTCTAACCAATTGAGCTAGTGGTGCGAAAATGGCGGAAGAGGTGGGATTCGAACCCACGGAGGGGTATTAACCCTCGACAGTTTTCAAGACTGCTGTCTTAAACCACTCAACCACTCTTCCAAACTGGTCTCTCTGCTTCGATTTGAACGAAGGACAATGCGCCCCAAACGCATCATGTTACCAGACTACACTACAGAGAGATAAACTAAGTGAGGAACGATGGGATTCGAACCCATGCTTAAATGTTATTTCTAACAAACTGCTCTACCATTGAGCTACCATCCTCAAAACAAGGGGGAGATATCACAGACTTTTACTGCACCACTATTCAAAGTGTATCTCCCGACCTTTGAAGTGTTTTCTTTCAAGATTTTACCTTGTAATTTATTTAAATGAGCAGTGCTCTTAGGGAGGGACTCGAACCCCCATAACATTTCTGTATACGTTTGATTAACAGTCAAATCTCTTACCATTAGAGTACCTAAGAGCACTGCTCACTTTTCACTATTCTACCTGTTCAACAATTTTTGTTCTAAATCTTCTTTTGAACCATTATTGTCAATTATATAGTCAATACCTTTATTACCTATCCAACCCCATTCCGATTTATGTATATCTGGAAATAGTTTAATAAAAAGATCATTATTTCCAGTATTACTTATTTCAGCAACACGATACCATTCAGGTAAATCACCCCGATTTATCTGAAATATATTCCCACCCATCGTTTTTATAAAATCAATTTCGTTAGGAAATCTTACATCAGTAATTACAACATTTTCATATAATGAAAGTTTTCTTTCTAAAGAATCTACCCATATAGAATCAAGACAATTATTACGAACAACTTCTGTTCCAAATTCTTGAAGAATTATTCTAGGAGTAATAATTCTTCCAAACTTTTGGGTCCAGAAAACATCATATTCTTCTCTAAATGCTCTTGATTCATCAGTATCACCCTCAAGTAATGCTCTTTCCCATCCAAAGATAGCAGAAACAGCATCCTTAAGAGAACCAGCAAATGATAGTGGAACAAAACCATGTTCCACTAAGATTTCACCAGCAGTGCCTTTTCCTGAACCAATTAAACCACATAAACCAATAATCATAACATATTTCTCAAATTCAAACTACAATATTATTGTATAGCATATATTTTAAATTGTCAAGCACTTTTTATAATTCGCCCAAATTTGCTGCAATTGAAGGAAGACTTCCTTGGAACATATAGGTTCCAGTATGACCACAAATAATCCATGGAGCCATCCAAATTTGAATACCAATTTTTCTACTATGCTGACAGAAGTGATAATCTTCACTCAAAGTTCTTCTTGATCCTGGATCAATCTCAACATTAAAATATGACATAATCTCTCTATCACCACTAAAATTTGCAGTACCAACATGATCAGGAAGATAAGAATATTCTGGATATGCTTCTTTATATCGCTCAAAAACATCTCTACGAATCATCATCATTCCAGTACCAACTTCCAATACTTCAAGAGGATCTGTTACACTAAATCTTTCTGTCCCAGCAACTGGATTAAATACAATATCACCACCAAGTTTTTCTAATTCCCCAACATCAATATCTGGATTTTTTAAAATAGCCTTTTTGACATTAGACCACTTAATAGTTTTCTTTGGATATGGTGCGCCAATAATATCTTTATCCAAAGAGATCATTGCAAGAATATCAATTGGATTGAAAGAAATATCTGCATCAATAAACATCATATGTGTGCATGAAGACCGTACAAATTCATCAACTAGATAATTTCTAGCTCTTTGGATAAGACTCTCATTAAAAAGAAATGAGAATTTAATTTCAACACCATATTGGATACATAATGTTTGAAGGTCCAAACAAGATTTCATATACATACCAAGGCATTGACCACCATACATTGGTGTTGCAATAAATATTGATTTTCCTTCCAATGTTTTTTTACTAATTTTTATTTCCATAATATTTCACCTTTAAATTAAAATTATTTTCTCACCGTTTTTATATAAGTATTTTGTTTTACGAATTTTTTAACCTTTTTATCAAGAGCTTTAGTTGCTCTATCAAGAACCAATTTTGAAACTCGCATCTCAAACCCAATACCATTTAACCTGTCAATACATTGTTGTACAATTCTTGCAGTTAAACCATCGAAGTGTAATGTTTGTAGTTGACCATTTAAATCTTGAAATTGAACAGTTACAGATTTTGGCCGTTTAACATGCAACAACAAACCCATATTACTCAAATCTGTTTCAGGAATTAATGACGTTTCTTCAGATTCAAGTATAATTTCTGGGTTAAAAAATGCAATATAATTTTCATCAGCACCAGCAACAAAAACCCTATATCTTTCACCACATTGATTTGCTGCAATCCCAAAAGAATTATGCAATTTTGCAGTTTCTACTAATCTAGAACCAATTTCTAATGGATCATGATTTGGATATCCAAAATCAAAAATTTGTATTTTCGATCCTAATATTTCAGCATCCTGAGGAGCCAACGTATAAGGTTCAAACTCTGGAACTATTTTCGCTGGAGGGTTTAATTCATTTGTATTATAAATTATTTCTTGCATAGTTAGATCACCGTCATTTTAGAGAAATTTTTCACTTTATCAAATTGTAATATTCTATCAAACTTATCAGAAATCTGATCCGTTTTATGACTTATTACAAAAATATTTGTATGTTTATCTGTAGAAGAAATGAGATCCATAAAAACATCTGTTCCATTAGCATCTAAGCTAGAATCCATAACTTCGTCCAAAATCAATAAATTTGTATTTACTGAATTTTTTAATCTTGCTAATTGTCTAAACGAAAATAAGACAGCAAGATCTAATCTCATCTTTTCGCCCTCAGAAAAATTTGAATATGTAAATTCGTCTCTATGTCTAGATTTAATTACTTCTTCAAAATTTTCATTTATATTAAAATTAACAAAAAAATCTAATTGAGTCAAATATTGATTTATATATTTGTTTAAAACTGGAAGATATTGTTTAATTATCCGCGTTTTAATCCCACCATCTTTCAACATAACAGATATAAAATCATAATAAGATTTTTCAATTATATATTCTTCATAATTTTCAACATAAACATCAAGACTCTCAACCAAAGACTGTAAATTATCACTCCCTTCAGTTTGATTTACAACATTTAGTTCTTGCAATTCATGAGAAATCAATTTTATATATTTATGAGCTGAAACGATAGAAGCATTAAGTTTAGAAATTTCTATATTATTTTCTGATATAGTTTTGTTTATTATATTAATTTCTTCTAATCTTTTTTTAACACTTAATAATTCTCCAGATAATTTCTCTTCACCATCCTTTAATTGTTGTAGTTTTGTATTATTACTTTCAACAATTGACGATTTAAATTCCAAATCTATTGATTGTTTGCATGTTGGACAATTATTATTAGAATCATAAAAAGAATTTTCTTTTTCAAATTTTAACTTATTTGTTTTAAATTTTTCTTGGATAACAACAAATTTTTGTTTTTTTGATTCTACTAAATCAAAATCTAAAATAATTTCAGATAAAGATTGATTAATTTCCAACAAAGTATTTAATTCATTTTGATGCAATTCAACATCATTAAATGTATTAGCAATTAAAGATTCTTTTTTTAATATTATTTCTTCTGATGCTTTTTTACTTTGCTTTATATTAGATTTCTGAATATCAATTTTATCTTTATACAATTCTATATTATATTTACAATCTTGTATTGATTCTTTCAACGCAGATAATTTATCCTTTACAATAAGATTCATATTCGAAAAAATCTGGATATCAAGTAAATCCTCAATAACTGAGCGTCTATCAGAAGCTGATAATTGCATAAACGGAGTATATCTCGCTGAACCTAAAATCACCACCTGAGTAAAGGATTTATAGCTCATTTTGAGGATATAACGTTCTAGATGATCTTGATAATCTTTAACTTTTGCGTCTTGTTGCACTAAAACGTCATTGCAATAAATTTCAAAGATATTTGGTTTAATTCCACGAATTATTTTATAATAATGTGACCCAATAGAGAATTCAATTTCAGTAACCAATTCTAATTTATTAATTGAATTTAATAAACCCGATTTGTTTATTTTCCTGAATGGCTTTCCATATAATGCAAATGTTATTGCATCAATAGCAACAGATTTACCAAAACCATTTTTTCCACACAACAATGTTTTATTTGCTGTATTTAATTCAATTTCAGTAAATGTATTCCCATAAGATAATAGATTTTTAAATCTTACTTTTGTAAAAATAATCATTCTACCGCCAACGCATCATTATATAAACTATTCATTATATTTTTCAATTTAACTTTATCTAAATCTTGTTGATTTATTCCATCAATATATTTGTATGTGATTGTCAATGTATCATCTGTTTCATCAATAGAATCCTCAACCTCAGTATCAACAATTTCTTCTATTGTAGAAACATCTATAGGGTTTTGTGCATATACTTGATCAATAAACAAATCATAAAGATATGGATTTGTTTTTTCTTTTACTTGTATTTTTACATATTTAGATTTAAATTGTTCAAGATACTCTTTATCCAAATAACTTGAATTTGTTGTTTCAACACCAGTATCATCATAATCAACCTTTACATAAATTGAAAAGGGGTTTTTAATAAATTGTAGTTTTCTAGTTTCTGTATCAAACAAATGAAAACCTTTTTGGTCGCCAAAATCTTGCCAAGTCATTTCATAAGGTGTACCAATATATTCTATATTACCTTTCTTAGACCTGTGATGATAATGGCCAGACAAAACTCTATCATAATTAGAAAAAGTTTTTTCTGATAATCCATGCTCAGAAGAAATACCACCTTGATACATTTTAAAACCTTGGATTTCAAAATGGCCGACACACATTTCAGAACTTGATTGTTTTATAAATTTAACACATTCTTCATAATTTTCTTTACAGATCCACGGAATAATATCTATACTAACACCATCTTTTAATATTCTAGATGGTTCTTTTATTACTTCAACATTCTCAAACTGAGATAAAAATAAATCTGACGAACTGACAGATAACGATTCTTTAAAAGCAATATCATGATTCCCAAGTAATGTTATAAGTTTTATATCATATTCTTCGAATTTAGAGAAAAACATCTTCTTTGCTTCATGCAAAGCATTATGATTAGAATATTTTCTAGAATCAAAAATATCACCAAGTTGTATAACTAATTTTATATCATTTTTAAGTAAATATGGAAAGAATGTTTCTGAATAAAATTTTTCAAATAAACCTTGAAGGTGTTGATTCGCATTTCTACAACCGAAATGTGTATCGCCAAGAAAAACGAATTTCATTAACCCTCCAAGAAAGTTTCAATTCCACAAACTTTAATTTGCTTTTCTTTTATGGGTTTTTCTGTTTTCTTTAAAGATGTTTCTTCAAATTTCTTAATATACTCATATAAATTATCATAAACTTCAATTTGTTTAATATTTCCATCACCCAATTCCATCAATTCAGCAGTATCTAAAATACCAAAATTTTCTGTAGCTTTATATTTGATGTATTGTTGTGTTTTTTCTTTTTTAATTCTACGAACAAAAGCCCACCATAATATTTGGGTAAAATATGCAAAAGGGTTTTTTGTTTTTTCTGGATTAAAATTTTCAATATATCTCAAACAATTTTCTATACCATCAGAAACCATTTCATCACGATAAGAATAACCGAAAAAATTTGGTCTTCTAGAAAGACCCTCTGCTAACTTTGTAAAACACTCACCAATATAATTGGAAACAATCGGTTTTTTTGTTCCATTTTCTTTAGCTAAATCACATTTTTTCTTATATTCTACAATAGCTTCATAAAAATCTGCATTATTAATATAATTCTTTGGAACCTTCTTCCTTTTAACTTTTACAGTTTCGTCTTTTATAGGATCATCTAAAAAGATTTCCTCAGGAATAATTTCTTCTGGTATGACTTCATCAAACCCTAAATCTAAATCTAAATCTAATTCTTTCATTTTAACCTCATATTATTACACTTTTTTCAATTATACTATAGAATTATAAAAAAGTCAATAGTTTTAATGTAATATATCATTTTTAGCTTCAGGAAAAGAATCTTTTGTTTCAGATAACAATTTTTGTATTTTTGTTGCTAATTCTGTCGTCTCATCTAATGAATCTTGTATCACAGAAAGGTATTGATAACCAAATGCAGTATTCGTATAAGATGAAAATAAAACGTTGCTGGAATCAAATTTAACTTCTTGCGAATAAAAAGCAAGTTTAGGAAGCCAATCAATAAGGACAATCTCTTCATCACTTGTATCTGGATCTATATAGGAATAAAATGTTTTTGGGTATTTTATTATTATCTTATTATTAATTCTATCTTCAAAACAAAAACCAATAAGATCTTCGCCCGTCTTCATTCTAATAATTTTCAATTCAAACTTTTCAATCATAATACAAACCTCAAAATAACATTAATATATAATTATATATATTTTTATTTAAACGGTATTTTAATATGATAACATATTTACAATTTGATAATAAAGAACAGTTAGACCGAGCTAAAAGAATTGGGATTTACTTTGACCACCAATACAGGCGCTGGTATACAACAGATATTAATATGTTTAGAAAATTAGAAGCATATTACGAAGAACATAAATATACAAAACAAAAAAAGAAACCTAGAAAAAAATTATGCTACGAAAAAGGATACAAGAAAAAAATTAAAAATAATGCTTGACTTTTTTTAAATGTTATAGTAGACTTTGATTTATGTGTATTTAGTATTGACTAAATATTAACTATAAATGTATGAGTTTAAAGGTTGGTGAGCCGATTTATATTTCACCGGAAAATCCATTCTTAAAGGAGATGGTACTCCAAATCTACGCTTCATACCGTAGTCTTTTATCTTCTGCCCCGAAAGGGATGCCTTAAATCGTACCAGCCGTTCTGGGATTCGGTTAAGATAATCGTAAAAGGTTAAATAAAGGTCAGAATAGAACATTAACTTGTTAATATATTTTATTCGATCTAGAATTCATAAAAAGCATTATATAGAGAAACTGACACCGAGTTCTCTTTAAAAATCGTAGTAAGTGGGGTAAGGTACAGAGCCCAATAATGCGGATTCAAATAAAAATACTTACTGTCATAAATCTAAAAAAAAATTTTGATGCCCCCTGAAAATGGGGTGTCATATCCTTCGCTGCTGCTTAAATCTAATATTAAACAAAATAGATGTTGTGCGAGCGCAGCGAAGCAGGAGCGAAGCGACGAGT